CACCACTAAACAACATACAAACACTAACATACTCACAGGCAGTCAAGGAGTGCTTCTTAGACTTCATTAAAAGCGTAGGGTTACTTATGCTTGGAGTAGTTATAACAGTTACTCCTATCTTACTAGCAATGGCATTTGGAATGTTACTTGTGTATATCGCTAGTTTCTTTGTAGGACAAAACATCTTTGGTTAAAAACAAACACTATGTCACTTATAAACAAACAGAACATCAAACAGATGGCACTAGAGGCTGCTAAAACGTATGACCCTGAGAAGACTCGTATATCTAAGGAGTTCTTAGAGCAGCTAGAAGACCTTGTAGCTTGCGTTACCATCCAGCAGGTGCTGGGTCAGGAGTACACTGGTATGACACTTAAAGCCACTGAGTGGGGTAATGGAGTCATCCAACAAGCCCAGCACAAGTTTACCAAGTTAAACCTTGAGTACTACCTCCGTGGTTCTTGAAGTAAGAATCTTTAAACTTCTCAAGCTCTGCATCTAGTAGCTCAGACTTTCTGTCTTGCATCTTTACTTCTGCATCTTGAGCCATTTGTTCCACCCAGTAAGCCACAGCGATACTTAGAGCGTCTAAGCGGTCATCGTGGGTAATAGCACCTCGTTCTCTTGTGAGGCGAGACATCTGGTAAAACAAAGAGTATTTAAGCTGCGACTCGTGAGGATACTTCTGGATAGTCTGGTAGTCCTCCTTAATAACCTCAGGGTCTACAACAAGCTTGTGACCTGCCATTACTGGTTCTAAGGTATCAATAATACGTTTCTCCTTCTGAGTGCTGTGACGTACCTCCTCGATAGAACACGGATAAAGCTTTGTTAGGATGGGTTTCAACAACTCGGTAAACATACCGTCACCAAAGTTACTCTCAGCTACAATGTAGTTAACCTTGTGTTCCCTAGCGAGCATAGCAATCTTCTTGAGGGTATCCTCAGAGTAACCACCTGAAAGACCACCCGCAGCAGGCACGTAGAGATAACCGTTAAGCATCTTACAGACCGCATAACCAGTTTCATCTTTACCACGACCAGCAGGGTCAACCGCAAGTACACTTCCTGTGTATTCTATGTGGTCTCCTAGCGTCTTTAGAGGTCGGTAGTACCTCTCCCCTGCAAACGCCACGTTAGGCACGTCAGAGTCCCATTCTAGCTCAGGGTCTTTAGCCCACACATAACGCTCTGGAGCAATCTCGTTGTCGATACTAGCAACAATCAAATCAGATACCTTTAGAGGGAACTTATCGACGTCACTCAAACGTGAGTCCAACATAAACTGCATAGCATATCCAGCAGAGCCGTATGATATTTTACGTTCTGCAAGGTCAATATCAGAGAAACGTAGAGGCTCTGTAGTTTTACCTTCACGCTCTGCATCTTCACAGAAGCTTGCGACAGAACCATTATAAGTCCTGTTGTTGTAGTCAGGAGTGATATGCTCAGATGGCCACACACGTGTTTTGTAACCACGTTCAAGCAGCTTGTTGTAAATACTGTCTTCAGTCTGTGGGGTTCCTAGAAAGATAACCTTAGAGCTAGGTTCTGGTTTAAGGATAGCATCAAATTCTTTCACCTGCTCAGATAGCTTTTCACGCATCAACTGAGTGGCACTGTTGTTAGCAACCTCGATGTCATCCGCAATGATAATATCCGCACGTGAGCCTGTAAGCTGTGAGGAGATACCTAGGGATTTCACCGAGGGAGCATGTGAAGCTGGCGCAGGGCCAACATCAAAAGAAATCTTGGATTGCCGTTGTTTGTCGTTAGGCTTTAGGTGTGCCAAAATAGGCATCTCATTGATAAGCCTTAACGTGAATGTCGAGAAGTCATCCGAGCGTGTCTTAGAAGCAGACACCACTAGGAAGTTCATAGAGGGATTCAACAAGAGCTGATGCACCACATAAGCGGAGCAAATCCAAGACTTTCCACAGCCCCGAAACGCCTGAATAATGGCACGTTTTTCGTCACTTTGCATATAGTCAGCAATATCGTACTGAAGCGCAGTGGGTTCGGGCAGGTTCAATTGCTTCCATACTAAGTACAGGAAGTTCTTAAAGTCTTTAAGCTGTGGAGGTATTTCCATAATTTACTTGTTACGTCCGCGATTCTCCTTCTTGGATTGAATACGGAGGTTGGACGAGGAATTATTATGTGGATTCCTGTCCTTGTGGTCAATATCTTTACCTTTAACGGCAGCAACACCTTTCTTCTTAATAACTAAGCGTCTGGCTTTGTTTCTGCTTGAGCGTCTTTTAATCTGCTCAGGTTTGCCTTGGTAGTTGGCGTATTCTTTTTTATAATCTCTGCTCATAATATTAAGGGGCGTCTGTGACGATATTTGCAGCCGTCATGTTGTACATTTCGAACACACAGTTGTTAGCTGTTCCGTTGTCCTGAAGATAAGGGTAAGTGTCTCCGTCTCCCATACGCCACCAGTGTTTAGGAGGTGATGCTAGTTGGTCTAAGTCATGTGTAGTACCGTTGTTGTAGATACCAGACACGTTTGCGGTTCTATCAGAGTCCCATACGGCTAACTCATCAATCTTACCACCCTTCTGGTAGTTACCACTAGCGAATCTTCCAATACGTAGGTTCTGACCAGAGATAGCTCCAGACCACCCATAGTTACCATGAGTGTTCGATAGGGTCTGAAGCGAGCCGTTAATATAGACAGCAAAGCGACCGTAGTAGCTAGAGAGCGACCCCGAAGATGCTCCTGTAGTGCCTCCGTCATAGGTAACTACAACGTGTTTCCAAGAACCAGCGGGGAGACTGTCGTTGGGTGTTGTCATCTGGAGGTAGTTATTACCACTACCATGACGTAAGCGGAGCTTATCGTTACCTCCTACGTATCGTAGTTCTATGTGTGCGCCATTGGTAACATCGTTAGAACCATAAAATAAAATAGTCTGACCAGAGACATCGGTGCTGCCCTTGTACCAGAAGGCAATCGTCCAAGCGTCTCCAGAACCAGCACCGTTACCAGTGCGTCCTAGAGTAGCATCTAACAGAGACGCGTTAGCTCCCATGTAGTCAGAATTGAACATCTCAATACTTTTAGTATTAGAGTAAGGAGGCGTAGCAATCACGAGGTCAATGTCTTCTTCATCAACACCGTAGTAGTTTATAGCGCGGGCGGTGAGTGTATAAGTATCGGAGACTAACTGCGTCCCTCCAATTAACTTCCTATTGTTACCATCTACAGTTGCTATACCTTGTGGGATGTTGACCCACTCAAAGGCTACACCTCCAGTAGCAGTAAGCTCATAGTTAAGAGTGTCTCCCTCGGTCATGTTAACCGTTGTGGGGGATGTTATAACTGGAGCGACTCCACCTGCTGAAGCTGTTTGCGTGAAAAGGCTATTAAGCTCATTTACCGCTGTAGTTAGAGTTTGAGTAACAGCTACTCCACCAATTTGAGCATTAGAAACCCGTAGGTCACCAAGGATAACACCAGCAGTAGTGTGCTTAACAATATCAATGTGTCCATCAGTGTTAGCTACAGCTTGTATAGTGTTAACAGCATACGAGTCGCCGTTATCCACCAATATTGTAGTATCAGTGCTATCTAATGTGAAATTAACAACGTCACTAGAGGTTAATGGTACTGTTGAGTTAACTTGGTAGTCATTAGCTTCACCATTAATATAATCAATGACCTGCTGGGTTGTATAACCAAGGTCAGCTACTAGGTTCTCTCCCTCCTCATTTTGTACACGAGATGGATTTAGGCGTTTAAATAGAGTACGGAAGCTTATACCATCTATTGCTAGACGGTCAGTACGTTTCACAACAATACGGTCTTCGTCAGGTTTTAAGTTAGCAACGATTGTGCCAATAAACTTAGGTTCAACAGTAGAGCCGTCAAAGAAGATACAGCCCTTATTGGTATCAGAATATATTTGAAGTTGTGCCATGATATTATTTGTTTATGTAGAGGGTTACACCGAGAACTTCGAGGGTAGATTCAACGGAGGAGTTAACTTGAACTTTAAAGCGGCCAGCGTTAGCTGCTGTGGTTCCTGAGAGGGTATCACCAACAAAGAAGGTTATAACATTTTCATCAGAGTAGAATCTATCAGCACCTTGAGTCATAACAACAGCTTGAGCTTCTGTATTGAAACTTGTGAGTCCGCTTGCTGTTGTAGCTTCATTAGTTTCAAAGAGGATACGGATACTAGCGGTAGACTCGTCAATCTCAGGGTCTATACGAACAAGTGTACGTACGAAACCAAAAGAACCATCCTCAAGACCAGCTAATGTAAAGAAACCAGTAGCAGGGTCATAAATTTCAGATGCAGCATTGATTTGAGACTGAGCGCGTCCATCAAAGGTTAAATCAATAGCTGGAGCTAAGTCAGTCCAAGTGTCTGCAGATAATTCTTGAGTGGTGTTAGAACCATCAAACTTGTAATAATCTGTAACGTAACCGTAGTAGCCTTGTACGTCCTCCTGAACGCCTTTGGATATACCGCCTAGGGTTACACCCTGAGCAGTCATCGGAGAGGCTCCTGTGCGGTCTTGTGGGTCTTCTACCTGTACTTCTAGCTTTTCGTGGTACTCATCTCCCTTAGTAATAACATTACCCTCAGAGCGATTAGTATTAGCACTTACAATCTTATCAGCAATATTAGAGATTCTTATAGCAAGGTAGGTATCTACAGCAGACGCTAGGGTTACAGTCTGTGCATCTACGGCAGCTACCTTTAACTCACTCCATACTTTACCGTCATAGCCCATGACTGCAACGTCAGAGGCATCAGTGTAGCTAGGTGTAAACGTAAAAGGGCCACTCCCTGTGGGGTTATCTATCTGGGTATAAGAAAAGCTCATAATGATTTAAATTGTTATTAGAGGATGTTATTTAGAGACAACTTTGTCAACACCTTCGTCCGCAAAGGGAAGGATACTTACTAGGTTAGCCATAGGGTTATCGTTCGTAACTGTCGCACTTACCCCATTGTCCTTTAATAGCTGTCTAGCTGCGTTAAGGTCAGAAGGGGAAGCTTCGCCAGATTCAATCCGATTGATAAATTCGTCAATCAGTAGGTCTTGTAAGCCATATAGTTTTTCACTGCTTTTACTCATTTTGTTCCTTTCTTTGCGTAGCTTTCTGCTATGACAATCCTTAAATCAACAAGAGCATCTGAAAGCTTTTCAAAGCCATTAGACATATTCTCAATAATCTCCTTATGGTTGTCGAGAAGCACACGGTTAGTCTTAGCTAAACCTAGACCATCCTGCGCGTTGTTTTTGGTTTCCGTATAATCATACCCGACAATAGTTAAAGCTCCCATAACAAGCATAATTGCGCCTGCAAATAGTAGTGAAACACTCCTAGTTATTGTGGGATTCTGTATGTACGACTCCAGCTCAGGGCGAACTGGACAGGTAGCACAGGGTTTATTCTTTTTTAGGTTATCTACGTGATTATCGCAGATTTGTACATTACGTGGCATTGGATTATAGGTTTATAGGTTTATAGTTAAAATTTTATGCGAAAGCGCGGAAGACTATCTTCCAGTTGGAATTGGTTATGGTAGAGCCGTAAGCACCAGTTGTTTTATGATACAAGGTAACCGATGCGGTGGCTAGGAAACTAACCTCGGTTGATGTTCTGTAAGCATTAACACTTGATAGATTCACTTCATCTCCTATAGCATATCCATGCTCTGCCGTCTTGCATCGCAAACAAACCGAATATAGCTTCGGAATAGACCCCAATCCATGTGTAGCTGTTACAAACCCGTCTGAGCTTGGTATAGCAATTTCAGCGCTCTCAAAGGACTGACTAAGAGCTACCGTAGAGCTAACACCGTCAGCTCCATCAGCTCCATCATTACCAGCGACACCTTGGATACCTTGAGGGCCTTGTGGGCCAATACCTTCAATGTTCGTAGAGGCGTTCTCAGAAACCTCTTGAGCCACAAACAGACCTTGTTGGTAAGCTGTGTCTAAATCAGATGCAGACAAACGTGAACCATCTTGGAAATCTACTAACTGTGCTGAAGATGTCGAGCGGAGGACGCGTATCTTTGTGTAGGCACTAGGAGCGGAATCGAGGGTAACAGTATCGTTGGAGGCATCACGGGAACTGACGGTGAGGTCAGACCAACTAGAGCCGTTGTATCCTTTAACGAGTACATCATCAACTGAGATGTAGTTAAATGGTATTGAAAAGGTAGTCCCTGAGAGACCTGTGGAATATTCGACATAAGAGTTAGCCATAATTATTGGATGTTAAGAGATTCTAGTAACCCTTCTGGACGCTCGGAGTATTCTTCACGTTCCTTTAAGATGTCGTAGATATTGTTTCCTTCGCTATCCTCATAATCAGAGGCAGCTTTGGAGTTGAGAATTAAGTCACGAGCGTTTTCGCGGTAGTCACCGATGATGTCTTTAATCATCTCTATACCTTCGTTAACTTCAGAACCTTGTTCGTTCATAACGTAGCCTTCCTTGTAGGTTTCCTTGAAGGACGTAGTTCTAACAAGAGCGTTGAGAGCTTGGCGTATGTTCTTACCACCTATACGTTTCTCACTTATGAAGCGACCATAGAGGCTGTACGCATCTTCGTTGTCTTCGTTGACGTACTGTTTAAGTTTTAGTCCTGAGATACTTGTAGGAACATCAGATACACTACGGAAGCTCATAGCGTCCTCTAGGAGTATGTCATCAATAGGCTCACGCTCAGGTACTTTCTTACCAGCGAACGGAAGGATGTAACTAGCTAGTGAAGGCTCTTCTTTAAGCTTAGGCTCACCCAGCGTAGTTAGACGGTAGTTACCTGTCTCTTTACCCATAGAGGCTGCTAGAGATGTATCCCAGAACTCACCAGCAGTAGTGTCTGTAACAAACTCTTCATCAAACTTATTAAAGTTACGCATCTCAGCAGGAACAGGAAGCATCGAACGGAAGACACCCATAACACCTCTGTCCTGTGTGGATGGATTAGGTGACATGATTTGGGTAACGTAACGTGCGCCCGTAGCAAACGGAGAGTCAGTTGCTAGTGACTTAGATACAGAGGTAACAAACTGAGTCATTGTTTGGTCGTCCGTAAGAGAACCAGCTTCTTGAGCAGCTTGTCTACGTGCATAGTCCGCACCTAGAGCAAAGACACCCTTGAGTGGGTCAAAGTAACGGAAGTCGTATTCAGAGCCTCCCATAACAACCTTCCAGCTATTAGGTGCGCCTTGTACCTTCTGAGCAGCTAGTTTCTGTTCCTCAGTCATCCAAGAGTCAGTACCAGCTACTTGACCATTTTTAGCCATCTCGTAACCAAGGAAGAACAACCCAGCACCAATACCTAGTTTACCGAGGTCTTCGTAGTCCTTCTGCATCTTGAGGTCTTTGACGTTAGCTAGTTCATCTTCTAGTTCTGCCATCTTCTTGGTAGCAGCCTTAGTAACGTCAGCGTCATCAGAGTCTAAGAGTGACTTCTGGTTCTTAATGTCTATTTCTAATTCAGAAATCTTCTTGTTGTATTTACCAAAGGTAGCAGTACCGCCCATAGCAGTCTCAGCTTTACGAGCTGCACCACCCAGTACGTTCTTAGCAACATTAACAGGCGAACCTATATAAGACATACTAGTACCTAAAGCACGCATAGGAACACCGATAAACACAAAGAGCGTACGAGCAATATAACCCATCTCGTCGTGGTTACCTGAAACCTTAGCTAATCCAGCTACAACACCATCAATCATATCTTTACGGATGTCATTAGGGTCTAAATCCATAGCGCGGAAGTGGTCGCGTCTTGCTTGGTTAAAGATGTCAGCATACTCAGGTTCATACTTAGCTTGTAGTGTACCACGTGAGCGGTCTAGTGCGCCTTCCATGTAGTCCTCAGAGAACTTCCACACGTCATCTACGCCATCATCAATACCTTTCTTAATACCAGCAGCACGAGCAGCACGCATTGAGTGAGCAATAAGAGATATTTCCTCAAGACCACCAATAAGAGATACACCGTAGTCAAAGAAGAAAGCAGGTACTTGTAATAACTTACTGTTCATTACAGTAGCTTTAGCGTTGAGTAGAGCGCGTCCAGTTTTTGTTTCTGCGTTACGAGCAGCAGCTCTGCGTTCAGCCTGTGCTATCTTCCTTTTAACACGATAAGGTGCTTCTGTAGCCTCCGCTAGTTGGTCTTTAATATAAGCGTTACGGTCACGGTATAAGAAGTTACTGTCGCCACGATTTAAGATTGTATCCTTAGAGGAACGCATTGTGTCCTTTAGGTGTTTAGTCATCATGCGTACGTACTCATAAGTCCCCGCAATGTCAGCAGAGGCATACTGTAAGCGTTTAACTGCTGAAGCATCCTTTAGTTTAAGAGATTTAGCAATGTTGTACGGAGTGTTAATCAGCGGACGAACCACAGCCATCATAGTGGCCGAAGGAACACCAACGAAAGCAGTCTTAGCTTGGTTAAGCATCTGTACGAGACGTACGTTAAAGTAACCATCAATAATTGTTTGAAAGACACCAGCACGTTTCTCTAGGAAAGTCTTAGCTACTTGGTCTGCTACAGCATCAATCATTTCCTCTGTAGAGGGTTTAGGAGTAACAGGTGTAACCTCAGGGTCTATAGGGGTTTTAGGTGTAACAGGTGTAACCTCAGGGTCTATAGAGGGGTCTACATTCTTGTTTGTAGGTGCAGCTTCATCTGCTGTACGAGCTACGTCATCAATAATATCTTCACCATCTACGAGCTTCTGGAGCATACCTTTAAGAACCTGTAGGTCTTGTGTACGTTTATTACCAGCAGCAGAGATACCAGCAGTGTACTCTGAAGTACCATTCTCCATAGCGTTACGGCTGTTAGCTTGTAACTCAGAACCTTGAGCGTAGTCCTTCTCGGAAATCTTACGGTCGAACTCAATGTACTTATCAATACGTGCTAGGATTTTCTTAGCAGACGCTACATCTTTAGTTTTGATAAGGTCTGTAATGTCACCAAAGAACTCACGAGTAACTGTACGGAACAGACGTTTAGCTTCACGAGTAACACGTGCGCCTTTACCACCTGTGCGGTCACCTGTGAGGATGCTATCGATTGATTCAATAGCTTCGTCTATAGGGTCAGCTTTAGGAGCCGCTTCAGGTGTCTTAGGAGCAGGGGTAGCATCTGGGGTTTTAATTTCGTTTGTTCTATCAATCCAGTCAAGAGCTTCCTTTTTAGTAGGGAAAGCCTCTAAATCATCGTCTCCCATTTTAACTAAAAATGTTACATCTTTAGGAACCTCTTCTGTACCAGCGCGTGACTCAATATATAACTCTCTACCATCTTTAGCTTTTACTTTGTAGCCTAATATTCTCCTTTGACCGCCTCCCCGTTTATAATCTGGATTTATGTCTGGAGTCTCTACGTTTTCTGTAGGAGCGGGGGTAGCCTCTGGGGTTTCTTTAGGTGTCGCAGTAGTCGCTGACGCTTCTGGGGCTTCCGCTTTTTTAGATTGCA